CGTGTACTTCGAGCAGGAGGACGACAGCCACCAGGACGCTGAGGTATGACCACAGCCACCTGAACCCCTCCAGGTGCATCCGCACCATCCCCGACAGGTAGCCGATCACTCCCGCCACGATCACGACCTCGGTCATTGCAATACCACCCTTGCGTAGACAGGTTCGGGGAGATAGTCCGCCATGATCCTGGCCAGTGAGGCCTGGCGGGACAGGCGGAACGGGTACAGGTAGGAGATGGAGGCGTGCGCCGTACCGGCCCACTTCGCGGTGCCGGTGTCGTTGTACACCCCGGCGTCGAAGTAGGACAGCAGCGTCTCGCGCTTCTCGATCAGGCACCCATCCACCAGCAGACTGCTCCCGGCACCGGTCATGTTGGCGCTGGTACCGGTACCTGCCACCGTCAGCGTGACGTAGGAGGTGTTGGCCGGGGCCTTGAGCCGGGTCACCGAGATCCGCTGGTAGGACCCTGGGGTGACGGTGGCGCTGGTGGTATCGGTGGATATCGTCGTGCCGCCACTGTTCTTGCACTCCAGTTTGAGCGGGATCGTCACGGAGGTGGCTCCGGACCCTGAGGTGGCCTTGACATGGACGCTGGCGGTGACCGGGTCGTTGGCCGCGAACGTCCCCACCGCCGTGCTGGTGGCGGTGCCGGAGGCGATCTGGGTGTTATTCAGAGAGAGGGCGTTGGGGGTGCCTGCAGATACGCCTACGTAACCCAGTCCCGTCGCAGTACTACCGGCTGACCAACTTACGACATCGGTCTCGAACGAGGGGTTGATGCAGTAGTTGGTGCGTAACGGGGCGACGTTGAGGTCCACGGAGCGGGCGTCGTAGAACTTACCTGCGATGTCGGTAGTGGACGACACGAACTGCGCCATGTCCAGGTGGTACACCGGACTGCCGGTGATCGAGGAGAAGGCCAGCGTGATCCCGGCGTAGGCCGCACCGGCCGGGGCCGTACCCGTGGTCGTGGTGGTCTGCTGCCAGGAGCCGGTGGCTGCGAGGTTCGTCCCGGCCGTCGTACTGATACTGGCTCCCCGGATGTCGTACCAGGTGATGTCGGCCTTCAGGCTGCCCGTCACGGTGACGGTGGACCTGAAGCAGATGTTGAACTGGTAGGACAACGGCTTGATCGATCCCCCGGACTTCGCCAACGTGACGTTGGCGGCTGTCTTTGCGTAACTCAGGGTGGTGGAGGTGACTGCTGACAGGGTGTAGGTACCGTCAAAGGTGGCATCGACCCCCGACACGCTGACTACGTTGCCGACCGTCAGCCCATGCGCCACGGAGGTGGTGAGGGTGGCTACGTTGGAGGTCAGGGACTTATCTGTCACCGTCAGGGTTGGCAGTGGGATGCCGTGGTTGACCGGGTTGTCGTTGCCAAGACTGAGACTCGCCGTAGCGCCACCCGGGGCGAACGTAAACACGTAGCCCTGCAGTGGAGGGGTCTGTCCCTGGACGGGGGTGATGGCCGATCCCACGCCTACCGGTGAGGTAACCGAAGCCCCGATGACGGCCCGTCCCAGCACGCCGCCTGAGGGCACCCAGCGGGACGGCTGCTCGACCAGAGTCCCGCCCGCCTCCGCGCTGGAGTCGTCGCTGTCCAGCATTAGGTTCGGGCTCACGCTGGCGGTGATCGGCCATCCGGTGATGGCCGTGGCCATCGCCTCAATGCCGTTCTTGGTCCCCTTGGTCTCCGAGTAGGTGGAGGCAGAGGTGAGCCACCGACGCAGGTTACGGTCCCCGACCGTGACGATGTCGAGGTCGCTCATCCCCAACTGCTTGGACCACAGCGCCACCGACGACCAGGGCATCCGTCCAGGGTCATGGCTCAAGCGGTCGGCCTGTGTCTTCCAGTAGTCGTACTCGAAGGCCAGGCCCTGCAAGAAGCGGGACAGGTGCCCGCGCCGGTCGATGACATCGAGCATCCCGCCGCTAGCCGAGGTGTAGACACGCGGGATGGCCCGGAAGAACTCCTCCAGGCCGTCATGGTTGCGGCAGTTCAGGGCCTCGGTGTACCCGGCCATCTTCCACTCACCGAAGGATGTGCGGACGAAGATACCGTAGTAGACGTTCTCGCCTTGCGGTAGGGTCTCTACGTACTCGGTACGCAGGGTGGTGCTGGGCACCGTGAGCACCGTGATGCCGTCGTCCACCGTCTCCGGAGGACCATACCGCCGCCGCACAACCGCCAGGTCCGTCCACCGTCCGCCCGGAGGGGTCCAGGTGAGCAGGACGTAGTAGAAGTTGGACCCCAGTTCCGGTTCGATGAAGATCTGTCTGTAGGAGTCCTCGTAGAAGTCGGTGAGGTACTGGGAGAAGTAGGACGGCCCCCAGAACATGTCCGGGTAGTCCTCGTCAAGATCAGGGTCTACGGCAAGCGGCGAGTACTGGCTGGGGAGGTACGGGACCACCGATCCATCACCGGCATCCCGGTAGGACTTGGGGAACGAGTACGCGAAGATGGGACGTGCGTCATAGGCCGCACTACTCGTGTCGCCGTAGACGGTGGGTGCGCCATAGACCGCGAGGCCGTAACGGCTCACGGGTTACTCCTCGGTGTAGGTGTCGTCCTTCGGCCCGACCGGGCTGACCTGGGACCGTGCCACCAGGCCCAGCGCGGCCACCACGAAGGCGGTGACCACACCCTCGGTGACGTTACCCGCGCGCACCGCGTAGAACAGTGCGAACGCCGCCGCGACGAAGGCGGCCACGGACACCGGCTCCACATGCCTGACCCAGTAGATAATGCTGCTCATGTGTCTAAGTCTGAGGTGAGGGGGGCGGGGGTGTCTGTGTGTACTTAGGAGGCCTTGATGATGTAGTTCAGCAAGATGGTCGGCTGCATGTTGTTATGTTCTTGACTAGCCTGCTGAGGAGTTGCATTGTTCACGGAGATTCCGGTGGTGCTCGCCATGGTGGACGCATATGAAGGCTCTTGAGAATCGAGGGCGATCCGTGATGGAAGCGAGGCCCCTCCTGTGCCCGTCGGTTGGTACAGCGTATGGAAGTGACCGGGATCGGTGATCGGGTGTGAGTGCGCCGCCACCCCTGATTCCAGGGCCGTCAATCGGTGATTCTGCTCCCCGCTATCAACAGACGTACTCGTCGTTCCCACAGTCCCGAGGACGTTCTGCCAGTCCAGTCTTCCGGCGTCACTCCCCCCCATGTTGTCCAGTCCCGCCGCAACTCGTCCCCGCAGATCGGGGATACGAAAGTCGGTTCCGGCCTCGCCTCCTATGTTGTACGTGGTTCCGATGACACTGAAGAGGGCGGCGTAAGTCGTTCGCGACACGACTTGCCCATTACAGAGAAGCCATCCGGTGGGGGCTGTCGGTCCCGCATACGCAGTTACCGACCCAATAGGGGTGGATGTGGGGTGTACGTGGTCGGCGCGTGCAGGCTGCGCGGAGGTACCGGCTGATCCTGTGTAGGCGTCTCGTGTGGGGGTGCTTGCGGAGAACAGGCCTGAGATCAACGTGGTGGAGGAGGCCAGCACCTGGTCGTACCGCAGGCTGTCGGTGGTGGCCGATCCGTTACCGAGGTTGGTCAGGATGGCCCCGCCCATCGCCAGGTTGCCGGTGAGGGAGTCACCGGCCCTCTTCACGTATTGGGTGTGGACATCGTTGGTCGTCACCAGGCCGTTCTCAATGTTCACCAGACGCTGGGCCAGGGTGGGCCATGAGGAGGTGGCGGTGGTGAAGGCGGTGTTACCGGCCGACCAGGACGACGACTTGAGTCCCGTCCCGAGTTCGGACTCCACGGCCACGACCTCATAGCGCAGGTCGTTGATGTGGGCGGCGTAGACCGTGTCCACGGCATCCTGAACGACAGGTGGGGTGAACGACTTGATCGCTCCGGGGTAGGCGGCAGCCATAGACTAAACTCCTAACCGCCCTGCATCCAGGCTAGCCTCAGTCCACGGTGCCGGTACCGGCGAAGTCGAGGGTCAGGTCGTTGTCGGCATCAAGGATGAGGATCTCGTACCAGGCGGCCGTGGTCGTATGCACCCCGGCACTGAAACCGGAGTCCTTGCGGTACAGGTCATTGACGACCACCCCTGTCACGTAGGAGGTGTTGGTGGTAATGGCGGTGATGATGTCGGCCATAGTCACCCCGCCACCGAACCCACGTCGCTCGAAGGACAGCGGGCCGTCCTCAAGGATCTCGGTAATGTGCGTGGTGGCGTACTTCTGGCTGGCAGTGTCTACCAGGGTGACGGTGAGCCCGAGTTTGACCTTGGCGTACTCGGGGTTACGCAGCGTCAGGGTCGCGCCGAACATCAGGAGGTCGTCTAGTGCGGACTTGACATCTGCCTTCAGGGTGGTCAGTTGCGAACTCTCGGCCCCGGTGATGACATCCGTGCCTACCGTTCCGGTCAGTCCTGGGGACAGTGACCCGTCGTAGTTGGGGGCGATGGCCAGAGTGATGTTGGACCACACCGCCGCATTCGCGCTGGCCGCGTACACACCAGGCACGTTACGGGTCAGGGTCTCGATGTCGGTCTTACTGACCGCACGCCGGTTGGCCCGGAAGCCTAGCGCAGCGTTCTCCCGAACAGAGAAGGTGGACTCCTCGTTGGTCCCTCCGTAGGTGGCGGCGGCGTTGGTGACATTGACGTTGACATCGATCCCGGAGTCCTCGATGTTCACGATGGTGCCTGCCGGGATGTTGCCGCGCTCCCCGCCACCGACCCGGTACTTGGCGGCGATCTGCTGTGTGATCGGAGGGATACGCCCGGTGACGCCGTCCCCGAACTTGATCGTCACCGATCCGTCAGCGTTGAGTATCGCCTCGTAGATGTTGTCCAGGGCGGTGTACTCGATGATGTGGGTGACCTCGTTCCAGAGTGTCCAGGCCACACCGTCGAAGACGTAGACCTCCAGCGTCCCGGCCGCGACCGGAGTGTAGGGAAGGTCAAAGGTCTGCTCGGCGGTCCCGTCGCTTACCCCCAGCAGCACGCCGTGGTTGCCGGTGGCCGCCGAGTCGGCGACGTACCCCTCGGTCACCGCGACATCGACCGAACCGCTGGCCGGTACCGTAACGGCGGTGTCTGTCGTGAACTGGACTACGTCGTCAACCCCATTATCACGTCGTATCTTCGCGTTGATCAGTGTGCGGGCCGGGACGGGAACGCAGGGGGCGTACTCCAGGCTGCCGCCAGTCCCAGAACCGGTGAGAGCGAATGTGAAGGTGGTGGCGTTAGGGACAGTTGCCACTGTGTAGATACCGCTAAGGAGAGAGGCTGCACCTGTAGAGAATCCAATCGACACAGGGTTGCCTACCGACAGTCCGTGATTGGCCAAAGCAGTGACCGTGACCGAGTTACTAGCCCAGGTATACGTACCTGCAGCGGCAGGTACTTGTCCCGACAGGGTCACGGTGCCCTTGGCCGCTACCGCTCTGCCTGGGGTGTAGCCCAGCATCCGGGCGATGTTGATGACGCTCTGGCGGCGGGTGGCGGTGGGCAGGAAGGCCTCGTTACCGGCCCGGTCGATGTAGTAGGACATCAGGTCACCCAGGTAGGCCATCGCCTCCACCAGGGCCAGCCCGAAGTCGCTGGGGTCCTCCCCCGTCCACTCCGGAATCCGGGTCTTGACCACCTCGATCAGGTGGTCGCGGATCGCGTAGTAGTCACGACTGGTGTAGTCGAAGGTCTGGGGGATGTAGGACGGGGAGTACCCGATCCGCAACAGGTCGTCAGCCATTAGGAGTCCTCGATGTCGTCAGGTTGGGGGTAGGCCGGGATGGAGTAGGACTCGTAGATGTTGAACTCGCCGGTCGCCTCGATGGACCCGACCACCGCCGACGAAGTGACCTCTTCACCGTTGGGCAGGATGTAGGTCACCTCAATCGACAGGTACTCCGACTCCAGGTCGTCCTGGAACACCTCGTAGACCTCCACCCCGCTGAGTTCCAGGTAGGGGAGGTGCTTGGCGAAGGCGATGGGGATCTGCTCCTGGGCGATCTCGGCGGCTTCGTCCTGGTTGGCCCACAGGGTCTTGGCCATCGTGGTGCCGTAGTCCACCCGGTCCATCGGACGTTCCCCGATGGCGGTGCCGATGGCCGCCAGGACCCGGTCCTGCCAGACCTTCTGGTAGTCCGACGTTGCCACGACCGAGCCGTTGCGGACCTGGAACGGGAAGGCCAGCGTGCGTTCGCTAATCACGGTCGATCCACCTCCCGGCCCAGACCGGGCGACGGGTGTCACCCTGCTCGAACATCACCCAGACCCCCTCACCTCTCTCCACCACGTCGCGGCGGTCGAAGGGCCAGGCCAGGCCCACGCTGTTGTTGCCGGAGATGCTCGGTACCCGGACCTCGATCCGGTTCATGTCATCGGGGGACGTTGTCGCAACGCCCCGATACCAGCCGTAGCACTCCACTCTTCTCAGCCTCCCAGGATGGGGATGTGGCGTCCCTATGTACGACGGGAAACCCAGTAGCCCCCGACATCGCCGAACCCGGTCAGGCCCGTACTCGACGGGATGGTGGTGACGAAGGCGGGCTGGCGTTGTCCCCAGATCTGGTTGGCGGCGCGCTGCGCGACCTCGGCATCGGGGACCACCGGCCTGCTAGTGGGCATCGGGTAGGTGATCGTGCTTCCGTCCCGTCCCACGCGCATGGTGGCGGTGTACTCGCTGCGGGAGGTGATCTCGTGCTCCACCTCCAGGATCTGCCACCAGCCGTTAGCGCCCTCGGACAGTCCGGCCACGTACACCGGACGGTAGGGGGTGAGGTCAGGAGACCCCAGACCGACCAGGGTGGCCTGGTTGACCCACCGCTTGTCGGCCAGGGTGTCTCCGGCCAGTTGGGTGGCCTCGGAGATGTTGTGGGACGCGCGGGTGGCGAACCGCTCGACCACGGGACGCTCGCGTTGGGCGGCGATCTGGTCGCTGGGGTAGGAGACGCTGGTCTGCTGGATGTTGCCGGTGCGCGGATCGACGGCCCAGGAGGTGAGTGTGGCGTGCAGGGCGTAGGCGTCCTCGCTCATGTCGCTCCAGTCCGGGGTGAACGAGTAGAGCGTGCGGCCGGTGTCCTTGGCCGACATGTCCATCGCCTCACCGGGGCTGAAGACCCGCGCCCTGGCCGCGTACAGGTCGTAGAAGGACTTGTGGGGCCGCATGATCACGGCGGTGTTGTCGGTGGTCAGGCTATATCCGGTGATGCCCGCGATCTCGCGGAGTACCTGCCAGTAGGTCCGGCCGTGCTGAAGCAGGGTGTCCTGCAGCGGGTGGGCGTCCACCATCGCGTCCAGACCGGCCGACACGATGATGTCGGCGGCGCTGGAGGTCACCGGACGGTTCACCCAGGTCTGCTGACCGGCCTGCTTGAGCACCATCGACGGAGACACGCACACGATCTCGGTCTGCCCGTAGGTGGTACCGACCCGGCGCGGACGGGTGGTGTGGACGTAGCCGACCCAGGTGTAGGCCTCATTGACGTTGGTGGTGCCCCAGGTGACCGAGACCGGGGAGCCGGTACGCAGCAGCCGGGTGGGGTCCTTGAGTTCCTCCTCGTAGCGCAGTACCAGCACGTCGTGGGACTTGGCCTTCTGGTTCAGGACCATCGACTTGGGGTGCTGGAACACCGCGCTGGGCATCGCCGACCCGGGGAACGCCGAGGTGATCTCAACGGTGCGCTTGGCGCGGGACGCGAGCGGGTTGAGCAGGTCGGTCACAACTTCGTCACCTTGGTCAGCGGCACCCGGATCGTCATACCGGGAGCGATCTCGGCCGGTGAGTGGATCTCTGGGTTGAGGTCCATCAGTTCCCACCAGCGGCTGGCGTTGCCCAGGAAGAAGTTGGCGATCTGGTCGATGCGGTCACCGTCGCGCCAGGTGTACTCCCCGATCACGCCACTGATGCTGTTGGGGAACACCCGGAACACGGTCTTGGTGAATCCCTGGCCGTACCGCTCAGGCACTACCGTCACCTCACCGGCCAGGTCGTAGCGGGAGTTGTAGTGGATCATCGTGCGTAGGCCTCCCCCAACTTCGCCGAGTCGAGTGCCAGGGTGTCCGGGATGCGCGTGAAGTTGACCGTCACCTGGGTCAGGGACGGCACCATGTCCATCGAGAACATCTTGTGGTCAATCGAGATGCTGGAGATGAACCCGTAGTAGTTCATCCCCACGTTCATCCCGTTGTTCTTGACCCGGGTGAAGTGTAGCCGCAGCGGCTGTCCGAACAGGATGCCGTAGTCCGCGCTCAACCCTTTCCAGGTCTCCAGCGGCTCCCCGTTGCAGACCCGGTACAGGTACTCCAGGTCGTACTGGGTGCCCTGGGTACGGATCAGGCTGCGGGTGTCCTTGTCCACCTTGGCCCCGCGCCAACGCCACTTCAGGTACTCGTCATCGACGTTGCCGTCCCCGCCTCGCACCGTGCCGTCGAGGTTGAGCAACTGCATCTCCTCGAGCCGGTTGATCCACAAGTCGAAGGAGACACTCGACCCCGACTGGATGGAGGCGGCTGGGTCCTTGGGGATGAACAGCGGGTCCAGTTCGGTGTTGTAGGTCTGGGACACCGACACGGCGGCGGGGTTGTAGTGGAACTTGAACCGCCAACGGTGACCCTTACCGTCCCCGCGCTTCTGGTCCTTCTTGGCCTTCTGCTTGCTCTTCACCTGTCCCTGCTGCAGGCTGGCCAGGTCGGAGTGCAGATAGATGTCCTGCTCGATGAACCCCAGCCGCATCTTGTCGCTGGGCAGTTCACTGGTCTGGTCTGTGACCTTGACCTTCCGCACGGACGGCTTGTCCACCTTGAGCGTGCTCTCGTACTTGCCGAGTTTGGTGTCCTTGCCCTTGTGTCCCTTGGTGGCGTAACCCTTGCCACCGCCCCGCAACGCCTGCTGCTTGCGTTCGGCTTCTATCCGCTCGTACTGGGCCACGAACGGGTCGGTCTGCAACTTCAGGAAGTCACGGTCAGGGTAGTTGACACTGAGCATGGGGGCGTTGGCCCGGATGTCCCAGCCGTCCGTCTTGACGAAGGAGGCATCAACCGGCTTGTCGTCCTTCTCACCGTCCTTCCTCTTCGCCCGGTCCTTGCGGGCCTTCTTGTTGGCGTCAGAGGTTGCCTTGATCTGTTCGTTGGTGTCCTTGCTGTCGGTGTTGTTGTAGTTGCCCAGGAACTTCCAGTTCTCTGTGCCGAACGCGACATGACCGGCCGAGAACTCCAGGTCAAGACCCCACAGGGATACCGACTCGCTGTGTGTCATGGACGCCCTGTAGGCGGGCCACGGCTTGGGGGTGTTCGTTGGGTCGAGGGCACTGACCGCGAACACTTGCATGCTCTGCGGGCTTCCGTTCAACCAAAGAGATGCAGCCTTGTTGGCGTCTTTGCGCCACTTCTGTGCGGGCCACCACTTATGTCCGGGAGCGGTCTCCAAACGGTCGTTGAACCCGGAGGTGTTCCAGGTGACGGCCATCTCACACCTCCATCAGGGACTTGGTGGTGGACCTGTCATCGATCAGGCTGAGTACCCGTCGTGCGATCATCTGGGCCTGCTCCTCGGTGGTACCGGGTGGGACGTTGATATGGAAGGTGTGGCCGCCGCCCCTCTGTCCGGCCAGGATGTTGGCGGTCTCCTTGCGTACCGCCGCCGCCTGCTGGGAGGTGAGGATCATCTCGTTGGCGTGGATGCGGGCGTCCTCGTCGTTGGCGACGTTGTAGGCACCGGAGGAGTATCCGCCACGCCCGAACTGCTGCAGGGCCTCGCGGGCGTACTTGTAGCGGTTGGCCATGTTCGGCACACCGGCCCGCTCCATCGTGTTCTCGAAGTACAGGGTGGCGTCCTGAACATCGTCCATCCCGCGCATCTTGTTGAAGACGCCGTAGTCCTTCATCTCCTTGAGCATCCACTGGACCTGGGTGTCCAGGCTGCGGGCCTGCAGACCCTTGGACTTGGCCCACTTCTGCATGGAGGCCCAGCGTTCGTTCACCGTCCACTGCATGATCCCCCGGCCCGGACCACCGCCGCCCTGGTTGCTGTTGGGGTTGACCCCGGACTCCTGCATCAGGTTGCCGATCACACCGGCAGCGGCCTGCTTGGTGAATCCCTCGTCCATCAGCATGTTCCAGACCTGGGCCTTGTTGCCGCCGCCGCTGGCGCGCACTCCCCCGCCCCCGACGCCTCGATCACTGCTTCCGATCTGGCCGACGACACCGTTACCGGCACCCGTCGTGGCTGCAGCCGCACCGCCGCCGAATGACTCGGTGAGGGAGCGGGTGGACACGGTCATCCCACCGCTGGAGGCCACATCCACGGACAGCAGACCGTTGCTCCCGGCTGTGGCGTTGGCCTCCGGGGTACCTGATCCAAGTAGGGACGTGAGGTCCGCGCCGCTACCCATCCCCCCGGTACCGCTGACGATGCGCCGGATACCGGCCAGGTAGTGCGAAGCAGGGACGGCGGCGGACAGCGGGGTGATGTTGGTGGTGCCGCCAGCACCGCCGTGGGCGTGGATGACGCGGTTACCGCCCACGTACATGGCGACGTGGCCGTCCGCACCAGCACCGCGTGTACCCTTGCGCCGCCAGATGAACAGGTCACCGGGGCGCGCGTTCTTCACGCCGTTGACCTTCGACCCGGCCTTCAACTGGGCCTCGGAGACCTGACCGATCTCCTTGCCGAAGTGCTTGTAGACGTACCAGGTGAACCCGGCGCAGTCCCAACCCTTCGGGCTACGTCCACCGGAGACATAGGGAGTACCGATGAACTTCTTGGCATACTCGACCACGGCCTGGCCAGAGGCACCGCCACCACCTCCCCCTTCTCCGAGGGCACCCCGTCCCTTCAGGTAGGGCATCGGGTCCACATCGTCGCCGTAGTTGAACGGCCCCTTGCGGACCTCGAAGTGGAGGTGAGGCCCAAACGAACGTCCCGTGTTACCGGACTTCCCCAACCGCTGACCTTCGTTGACCTGGTCACCGCGTGAGACGGCGATGCTGTTGAGGTGGGCGTAGAGGAACTCCCGTCCCCCCGTCTTCACCACGACGTGGTTGCCGTAAGCACCGCCGTACCGCCCACCACCTGATGCCTCCACCACCCGACCACTGGTCACCGACATCACCTTGGTGCCGGTGCTGGCCGAGAGATCCACACCCGTGTGGTAACCAGCCGCCCACGATCCCGGCTTGTGCCAGGCCGTGGAGACGTTCATGCTCTGCAGCGGGGCAGCACCGCCGTTGACGATGGAGGTTCCGTCGCCACCTGATTGCACGGAAGACGCTGGTGTGTTCAGCCAGTCCCAGGCCTTCTTAGCCTTGCCCAGTAGCCCTCGCTTCAGGGAGTCTCCGACAGCATCGATCTTCTCCTGAACGGGGATGGGCACGAACATGCCGCCGATGTGCTTAAGGTTGTAGTTGGCGCTCGTCCACAGTCGCCCCTGCGGAGTCTTCGTCCCTCCGGTACGGTTCGCCTGGCTATCCGTGTAGTGCTGCGCCCCAGTTAGGGCAAGTATCCCCCCAATTGGAGCCAGCAAACTACCCAGACCCCCACTCAATGCACCCACAGACCCCGTGGCGGAACCGGCTATCTTCTCGACACCCTTGAGCCCGCCCTTGAGCAACAGCAAAGATCCTGCGACCGTTCCTAGGAGTCCAACAAGTCCTGACAAGGCTCCGGTGAGCACTCCCACAGCCGTGGCCACCCCGTTGTCCTTCAGCAGGGTCTCGAACTTAGCGGTCTGCTTCGCGAAGAACTCCAGTTCCTTCGTAGGTAGTCCGGCGATGGTCTCGTTCATCTTGGTGAGCCAGTGGTTGGCCTCCTTGGCCCCTTCGGCCTGGGCCTCGTAGGTCTTGCTCATCAGGGTGAGTTGGGAGCGGTTCTTCTCCCACTCGGCCATCGCGGCGTTGTTGTCCTCGTTGTACCCGGCCTTCTTGAGCCCGTTGAGGTTGGACAGGTTGACCGGGCCGTTGCTGCGGGAGCGTTCGGTGAAGTACTGCAGGGCGATCTGCTGCTGCTCGTCCGACATCCCGAGGGCGCGGAAGTTCGCGCCCACCGACCCGCGCAGGTAGGACTCCTGGATGTTCTCCGGGGTCGGCTTGATCCCCCGGACCATCATCCGGTTGTACATGGTCTCCAGGATCTGCTGGGTGCCCTTCATGTTCCCAGTGCTGATGCTGGCCACCGGGATACCGAACGACAGCGCCCGTGCCGCGAACGGGCCGGAGGAGAAGCCGACCTGGGCCGCCGCCACACTGGAGTTGGGCAACTGGGTCATCAGGGACAGTCCCTGGTTCTGGGACAGCAGCGTCCGCAGCATCCCTTGGTTCTGGATACCGGCGCTGGACATCGTGAAGGCGGCCATCATCGGCTGGTCCCGGCCACCCACCGCGTACTGGTTGATGGAGCCCATCACGTTGTTGAGGATGTTGCGTTGGGTACTCAGGCCGCCGTAGACGTTCTGGCGGGTGCCCATCTGGTGCAGCATCGACTGCATCGCGACGGCGTCTTCGGTCTCCGGCAGGAACCCACGGCCTGCGGCCAGGACACCCATCGCGCCCATCGCGGTGACCTTGGCCAGGCCCATACCGACCCCGACCACCTTCATCCAGGACGGGATCTGGCCGAACTGCACGTTGGCCGGGTTGACCATCTGCCCGGCACTGCCGGTCGCGGAGGTCGGGACGGCCGGGACGTTGGCCTGGCTGTTGGTGAGGAAGTTGCTGGCCGTGCCGACGCCACCGGAGCCGATGGTGGGCACCTTGACCTTGCCGCTGGCCTGACCGATCTTGGTCAGCCACTGGTAGGCCTTCTCCAGTTCCCGGTTGACGTTGGCCAGGCTGGTGGCGATGTCCTCACCGCCATGCACGCCGCCCAGACGGGGGGTCGCCATCGCCTACCTCTTCCTTCGAGCGAGTCCCCGCTCGATCCAGTTGGCCCTCTCCCGTGCGGTCATCTCCACCACCTCGGTGTACGTCCAGCCGGGGTACAGCCGGGAGCACAACTCGATCTGGTCGAGCAACGCCTCGTAGTCCAGGTCAGAAACGAAACAACTGATCCGCACTGAGCGGAAGGGAGACCTCCTCCCCGCAGTTGGGGCAGTCCTTGGCGATCTCGTCCCACTGCGGGCCGGGGATACGTTCGGACAACTCCTCCAGCAGGGTGTTGCGGTCCACGATCCCCAGGTTGAGGACCTGGGAGGCGTCGAGGACATCCCGGCCGTCGATGCTGCGGACGCATCCGGCCAGCATCAGGGTGTTCAATTCGGCCACCGTCTTGTTCTCGGAGTTGGCGGCGATGTTCTTCTGGGTGTACCCGGTCGGCAGTCGCATCTCCGCGATCCGCCCGTTCCGCAACTCCACACTGAAGTGGCGGTCATGCAGAGGGTTCTCCAGGTACTTCACCGGGATGTCGGTGGTGATGTCCAGGGTCACCTCGCTGCGCTCACCACACTCCGGGCAGACGATGTCGAACTCCAACTCGCTACCGAAGGTGATCTCGCGGATCTTCATCAGCAGCAGGTCCCGGTCGGCCGAGAGTAGTGCGTCGAGGTCGTCGGCCTTGGCGGGCTGCCCGCCGAGGGTCTCCACCCCCCGGTTGAGGATGGCGATCATGGCCTTGGCCACGGTCGGGGCCTTGGCGATGATCTCCTCGTCCCGACCGTTGAGTTCACGGACGGTGGCGGTATCGATCACCCCGGACGGGTCGATGATGCCGCCCACCAACTTGACCTCCCCGTCCATCGGGAACCGGGTGGGGGGAAGGTCCACCGGGGCGTTGTCGGCCTCGGCCTGGATCTGCTCGACCTTCTTCAGCGCCTCCTGGACGGCGAAGGGGTCGGTCTCGGTGCTAATCATGGTGCGTCACTTCCTGCTCATACTGCGTAGTACCGCAGTGCGTTGGCCGATTTGTCTGCCTTGGTGTCTTTGGACCGGTTCCATCCTGTCGCCCAGTCCAGGTGTATGCCCTCGTGAACTAGGGTCATTTGCTCCACGACCAGCGCCGAGTCACCCGCGTTGAGGTCCGAGTAGGCCAGGCTGGTAACCCAGGCCTTGGACAGCAGGAACGACATGCTGGCGTGGTCGTCGTTGGGCTCGGTGCCCTCGATCAGCCCGTCGTAGTAGCCGTTGCGGACCCGCTTACTGCCGCCCCCTCCGACCGCCCGGCTACCGGGGTTGGGGTGGCTGAGGACATCGATCCGCACCGCACACCGGAAGTTGCCGCCCGGCGCTCCGTATCCGGCGTTACCGATGGTCCCGGTGATCCGGCGTAGCCACTGCCAGTTCTCCTGGTCACCCAGGAAGACCCCCTTCTGGAAGGTGATGGGGCTGTACTGGGCAAGGCCGGGGAGTTGGTGGGTGATGGTGTTCATCCCGCCCTCGGTGAGAGGGATCGAGGTCATCTGGACACTCAGCCCCGACACCGAGGTGAACCCGAGGTAGGCCGGGAACGGGTCGGCGTCCCACCATCCGCCGTTGTAGGGCAGCACCTTCACCCGGAACCGGAAGTTGCGTACCGGGTCGAGACCGTCGAGGCGACCGTCTGGGTGGTCGTAGTTCTTCTTACGGGTGGCGTACCCGCCGCCCTCTCCGGAGACGTTGCCGTCGATGGTGTGGATGTTGTAGCCCTTACCACCACCCGAGGCCTTGCCTGTGATGGGGCGGTATCCGAAGCCCTTACCGGCTCCGGCGACGGCCTTGCGCGTCTTCTTGCTGCTCATCGGTCACCTCCTCTCAACGGTCTCGACCCGGTCACTGGGCTAGAAGCCCAGGCTGTCGTCCAGCAGCGTGCTGTCCCAGCCCTTGGCCCAGAGCACGTCCATGCCCTCGTGGACCAGCGTCATCTGCTCGACCATGACGGCGTTGTCGCCTGCGGACAGATCCGAGTAGGCCAGGCTGGTCACCCAGGCGTTGGCCAGGCCGATCTTCAGGGCGACGTGGTCGTCCTGGACAGCAGTACCCTCAGCGATACTCGCCTTCGCACCGTCTGGGCCGGTCACGATGTCACCGAACCCGGTGCCGCTGCCGCCAGTACCGCCACCTCCCTGAGTGGCACGCGAGCCGGGGTTGGGGTGGGACAGGACATCGATGACGACCCTGACCCGGAAGTCCTGGCCCGGCCCACCGAGGCCGCCCGAACCGTCCACCGAGTAGAGGTGCTTCATCCAGCGCCAGTTCTGGTCGCTGCCCAGCATGACTCCGCGTTGGAACGTCACCGGGCTGAACGAGGTCTGGCCGGGGACGTGGTGGACGCTGGTGTTGTGTGTCGGCACGAAGTTGTCGGTGACGTACAGGTGGGAGTCAGCCGACACCTTGATGCACTGCACCTCCTCCTGGCCGTCGAACTCCACCGACACCACACGCCGGAAGGCGCGGTCGTCACGAGGCACGAACCGCTCGGCCTTACGGGTGATGAAGAACGGGTTGATACCGATCTTCACGGCACCGATCTTGTAGGCCGGGCGGGCCTGCTTCGGCTCGGCCTGGCTCGGGGAGGTGTAGAACACCTCGTCCTGGGTCCAGGTCGTCGCACGGCCACCGAGCGAGTTGATAACCTCCACCACGTCATTCCGGAACTGCTCCGAGGACGAGGTAAACGTGATCTGACCGGCCTCACTGATCGCGCCGTCTCCATCCATGATCCCGCGCAACAGGGCCGTGCGGTCCTCGATGGAGGCGTACTTGTACACGTCAGGGATGAACTTCTCCCAGGCACGCTTCCCGAACAGCCCCAGGTCCCGCAGCGCGGTGACGTAGAGGTTGCGCCCGGTCGTGGTGCGGTTGGTCTGGGTACCGCCCTGGTGGACGGTGACCTTGTGCATCCCGTTGTGGCTGGTGAGGAAGTGCTCGTTCGGCAGTTCGGCGCGGACGCGCTCGATCATCTCGTGACCGTTCTCGTCCTGTGCGAAAGCCGCACCCGCCGTGAGCGAACCCTCAGAGAGGAGGACGCCCATCGTGTACGGGTCGAGGGGAAGCGGTTGGATGGCCTCGTACTCCACCGGCTGGATCGCCGGGAGGTAGACGAGTTGTCCTTTGTCCACCCGCTCCTTCAGTTCCAGGGTGTCCATGACCCGCGAGGAGGTCATCCCCTTGGTCTTGGCCTCCCAAAGGTGCTGGTAGCAGGCACGGGCCGTAGACCCGTCCCGCAGCGTGACGGTGTAGACATCCCGGACTCCCTGCGGGTAGACCCCACAGACCTTGGAGGGCTGTCCGTAGGGGTCTACGACCAGGTCTCCTTCCTGGATGTCTCCCATCTTCTTCCATCCATTGGTCGTCAGGACCTTGGAAGACAGCGGCTGGGCGTTGTAGTTGCCCTGCCGGTAGGGGATGCTTTCGGTGCTCATCGCCAGCCCGGAGACCGACGTGAATCCGACCGTGGCGTCGAACTCGGCGGTCAGGTCGGCCTGCCGTGGCTGGAACTTCACGAGATACCGGAAGTTGCGGATCGGGTCGGTCTCCAGGGTTCCCCGGAGGTTGATGTTGGTAGGCATTACATGGATTCCTTTCAGACTCCGGTGATCTGGGTCAGGTTGACCACCACGAACTCAGCCGGGTACTGAAGGGCCACGCCGACACTGACGCGGACCTCACCGTTCTGGATGCTGGCGGCGGTGTTGTTGGAGGAGTCACACACGATCCAGAAGGCGTCCTGGGGTGCGTTGCCCTTCAGGCCTCCGGTCTGCCAGAACGAGGTGAGGAACGAGCGCAGAACGTTGGTGATCTGGGACCACAACTCCGCGTCGTTGTTCTCGAACTGGGCGAACTGGAGACGTGCGTTCATCTCGCTCTTGAGGTAGATGAGCGTGCGCCGGATGTTGACGTACCGGTCTGCGGCACCAGGCTTCATGGTCTTGGCACCCATCACGCAGATCCCTGCGCCGGGCACCGAGCGGATGGCGTTGATCGGCACGCTGTGGGCGTTCAGCGTGTCGAGGTCGCTGGCCGTGAGCGCCTTCTCCGGTGCCACCACCCCCGACAGCGAGGCACGCACACCGGCCGGGGCCTTCTCCGGGCCGTCCACGGCGTCGGTACGGGCGATCAGGCCCAGCACCGCACCACCGGCAGCGATGGTCCGGGTCTGTCCGGGCACCACCGCCAGCGGGTCCGGGACCGTGATCCACGGGTAGTAGATCGCGGCGTTGGACGATCCGGCCGGGACCAGGACCTTCACCGCCTGGTCCAGGGTCGTGGCGTAGGCAGTAGTGGCACTGACCGCGTTAGCGGCGGCGGTGTCCACCACCACGAACATGTCCCCGCGCGTGTTGGCGTAGGAGATGATGTCGTCCAGGATGGTGGTGTCCGACAGTGCCGGGGCGTTGACATCAATCGGGAACGGCACCGTGTCGTACTTGGCCAGGGCCGTGGTGTAGTCGCTGGCTCCAGGCGCAGAACCGTTCGCACCGGCCACCGTGGTACCGGTACCACTGCCCAGTCGGCTGTTGGCGCTGACCGCCATCACGGCGGGACGGTTGTTGGGAGAGGCGGTCGCGGAGTTCAGGTTGGTCACCGTGATGTAGCGCGACGGCTGGGAGACGAACGGCACCACGTACTTGGGGTCCGTGGCGTCCATCGAGCAGCCGACGTACTCCTCGACCACCTTGTCGCTGGTGGTCCCGCCGTAGTAGACGGTGAGGTCGAACCGGGTTCCGTCGCTGGCGTTGTCGGAGATCGCGACGTAAATGTCGTTACCCCAGGTACCGGCGTTGTCGGCGTCCACCCGCAGGGTGGCCAGCGGGCTACCGGCCCGGTCCACCAGGGTACGGCTGGCGACCGTAGCGCCGGAGCCGGTGACCCGGTTGACCAGCAGGTTCTGGCCGCCGTTGAGGTAGAACAGGTAGGCCGCGAACGTGGTGGGGTAGGTGGCGGACAGCGACCCGAAGGTCTTCACGAAGTCCGACCAGTTCGTCACCAGGGTAGTGGCGGTGGTCGGACCCTTCTCGAACTGTCCGATCAGGGACGACAGGGTGGGGGTGTCTTCGACCTGGACCGTGTTCGGGAGGACGGTCTCAGAGATGTAGACACCGGGGCGCTTGTAGACAGCCATCGGTCTGCTTTCTGTGAGGGGTCAGTACGTGGTGTCCGGGTGGTGCGCCGAGTCATGCTCCGTATAGGGTTATGCCGTTTGCGAAGGCGACCTGGACGTAGTCAGGCACGTCCGGGTCGTCGGGGTCGGGGGGACCAGGGTTAGGTCCCCAGGGGGAGGGTCCGTTGTTGCCGGGCAGGACATCGCCCTCGACATCCAGGTGCAACTCAGACGGAGGCTTGGCCAACTTCATGTAGGTGGCCGGGTCCATCTCGCTGGAGATCCGCACCGTGATGTCGTTGACGAACAGCCGCTTGTTGTCCTCGATCCGGTCCCGCTTGTTCAGTCCGAGGAAGTCCAGACGCCGGGCCGTACCCTCGTCGTCCTTGTCGTGGGTGACCCCCAACAGCCCGCCCCGCATCGGCAGCCGGTACAGCAGTTGGTACATCAACTGCCGGTCGTGGCGGGGGTGGCGGGCGAAGGAGGAGACCTGGTAGTCGAGGTTCAGCGGGATCGGCCGGTCGTACTGGATCTGTTCACCGGCAGCGGGAGTGACCGGTGGGGTGAGGTACGGAAGCCGCACAGGGTTAGCCGAGTGGACCCGCTCACGGGCCTCACCCAGACCCACCAGGTTGATGATGATGAACGGGAAGTCCTGGGCGCGGATCTCCTTGTCCGGCTGACCGAACCAGACGCCCACGTTGCGCGAGGCGGTGTCTCCGTCCGAGAAGACCATCCCCTGCAACCGGGTCTTCAGGGCCAGGTCCTCGCTGAGGATGAGAGGCACTAGATCCTCACCCCCCGCTTACGCAACTCCTTGCGGAGGTACTTCTGGAAG